GCGGAAACCTGGGGTAACGCGGCTATCGCTAACGATGTTCGCGCGGTCATAGTTCCCGACAGTAAAAGCCTGGCTGCTGCGGTAGCACCTGGATCGGGAAGCGGCAGCAAGTTCGCGAAATGGAAAGCGGGCAAGCGCCCGAAGGAAGGAATCCTTCAGAAGTTATATGACGATCAGGATTTCGCCCGTTCCTATAACAAAGCCCGAAGCCTATTCGCCAACCGACCTGCCAACCTGGTTGCCGCTGACGGCATCAAACAAGCGCACGATCGCGAACGGAACTTTTATCGCGGTCGCATTCGCCGCAACAACGGGCCTTCAACGAAGAACAACCCAGGCAGCCAGAAGATCGCAGCCGAACGCGATATCAAAGCCTATATCAAAACCAGGCAGAAGCGCGTTGGCTTTATGAAGGCTGGCTGGCTTACCGCTATCTATAAACTTGGCAGGCCTGTTATCAACGGCGTTCCCAAAAACTTCGGCGTCAAGGGACTGCCTGGCTGGATCACGCGCCACGCATCAGGACACGGGCAGGTTAGCATTGTCGGCGGCAACGCTGCTGCCAATGTCAACGCTGGCGATCGCCGCCTAAACATAATCGTTAAGAACGATATCGGAAATATCTTCGGCGCTGCTACGCGGGCCGCTACTGCGACAAAGGTTTTATTTGTTCGCGCTGGCAAGTTGGGCGCGCGAATCGGACATTTCCAGAAGATTGCCGCCGACCGATTTAACACAGGCCAGAAACAGGCCTGAACTTTATGGCTACTAAATCTATCCTTGATATCATCGAAAGCGCTATCGTTGCCAACCTGGCAGCCGAAGCCGACCTGGCTGCATACCAGATCAGGGCAGCCGCGCAGGCTGATAAAATCGATCAGCCCGATAATATCATTGTTGCCTGCGAATCCGCTGGCCCGCCGCCAGGCCTGGCGCAAGGCCTTGGCAATTACCTTTGCCGCGTTAGCGTTGGAGTCTTTACGCAGATTGATAGCGGCAGCCTGTCGGCGCATCGAACCGCCTGCCAGAATGTCCAGGGCCGCCTAGAGGATCAGGCAGGTATCAAGGCTTCGTTCGCTGCTATCGGCGATGCCGCTGCTTATTATACCGATCTAGGCAGCATCGATGAAGGGCGCGGCGATCGCGCCTTTATGACTACCCTAAACTTTGAAATCCTGGTTGTCCTGGCTTCCGTTTGACCAGGCCCGCAATTATAACAACTAACTTCGATGGCTTCTGTAACCAAAGGAACGGCGCATATTCACGGCATCAACGGCACGATTACGGGCCTAACGATTCAATCCTATACCGTTAGCAAATCCTTTGCTAATTCGGATGAAGTTACCAATTCGGCAGGCGTTGTTATTGGCGTTAAGATGTATGACGAACGCACGACCCTTTCGGTCGAAGGCCTGGTTCCTACCGCCTACTCTGCTTCGGTTGGGGATTCGCTTACCTTCACGGGTAACGGCATCGCTTTTTCTGGATTTGTTCAAACCATTGAAGAACGCGGCGAAGCGAAGGGTTATATGCGCATTAGCATTAGCGCGATTGATTACGAAGGTATTGCCTAACGGCAGCCTGGCGCTACGGTCAGGTTATGGCCGATCGCAGATTTCTTAATTCGCATTTGATAGCGGCCCGAACGAATGTTCTGGGCCGCATTCTTTTACCCTTCTGCATCAAGCATAGGATCTGGCTTCAGGCTATCGAATCCCCGTTCCTGGAATCCGATACTGAAATCACGCCTGGGGATTTAATTATCGGGCTGAAGGTTTGCGCAGAAGAACAGTTCGGTAAGCCGACCTGGGCCGATCGCTGGCTTATGCTTCGCCTTACCCTGAATAGAAAACTATTTGCCGAAGGCTGCCGCGCGTTCGTTGCGCATATCGATACGCAAAAGGATTGGCCGAAGTTCTACGAAAAAAAGGATAGCGCCAGGGGTGGGGAAGGAACGGTTCCCTGGCAGTTGTCGGTCGTTGCAGCGCTATGCAAAAACGGGATTAGTTACGGCGAAGCGATGCAAATGCCAGAAGCGAAGGCAATCTGGTTATCGGCGGTTTTCGCGATCCAGGGCGGCGCTAAAATGGATATCCTTTCAACCGATGACGAAGATCTGATTGCCAGCCTTCCGCAGCCTGGCGCGGTTGACGGTTCGGCAACAGTAGGGGAAAGCCCGAAACCTAATGAGCAATAGCCTAGAGTTCTCAATCAACGCGCGCGACAATACCTCAAAGGTTGTCGATACCGTCAATAAGAAGATTAACAACTTCGGCAACGATCTGGCTAAAATGGCGCTAGGGGTGGCTGGCCCTATGGCCCTGGTTCAAATGGGAATCAGCGCGATTGGTTCCGCAATCGAGGAATATAAACAGAAGATCGCGGAAGCGGTTAAGTTCGGTTCTGAACTTCCCAACCAGGCAAAGGCGCTGAACATTTCAACCGAAGAATACCAGCGCCTTGGAAGCGCAGCAGAAAGCGCAGGCGTTGGAATTGATGCCGTAGCGAATGCTTATGTTGATGTTCGCAAAGCAATCGATGCCGCTAAAGATCCTACCAGCAACCAGGCAAAGGCGCTGCAGGCGCTTGGCTTTGCCGCCGAAGATATCGCGGCTGGCGCTATCAAACCTATCGAAGTTATCGAGCGCCTGGGGCGCGCTATGTCAACGGGCGCGGATGATGCCACGCAGTTTAAGATCGCGTCAGGCCTGCTGGGCGCTGGGGTTGAAAAGTTGATTCCGATTCTGCGTAAGGCCGAAGATGTAACTAAAGGTTATACCGATGCAGGCGATGTTCTTTCCGAAGAAGATGCCGCAATTCTGCGCGAATCTGAAATGGCGAAGAAGAAAAAAGAACTTCAGGAAAAGGTTAAGACAGCCAGGGAAGAAGCGCGCGGTAAAATGTTTGAAGGCGAACTAGGTGCAGGACGAAGGGAAGTAATGCAGCAACTTTTCCCTACTCTTTCAGAGGATGAAATGCGGAAGAAAAGCGGCGGTTCTATGGATCTTCCTGGATACGGTCGGCGTTTAAATTACGAAGGCGGTTATCGCAAGGCCGACACCTATGTTAAGGAAAAACTTACCGAAGCAGAAAGGGATATGGTAATGAAGGAATATGCAGCGCGCGAAGCCGCAAGGAAGGCAGCAGAAAACGAAGCGAAGAATGCCGCAGCGAAGGAAGCCGCCGCACAACTTCAGGCTATCGCCGATGAAGCCGCCAATAAAAAGGAAAACGAAAAACTGCAGGCTGAAACCGATAAGGAATATTCCGATGCCGAAATGGCTTATTCGGAAGCAAAGCAGCGATTCTTTGACGGCCAGAAAGAGGATGAGAAGAAGCGCGCCGAAGAAGACAAAATCGCGCTTGGCAAGGCGCTTGATGCCGAAGCCAAGGCCGCCGCCGATCCTGGTAAGTTCACGGGCAGCAGCCTGCGCGATATCGGCGGCGCGCTGGCTGGGGAAGCGATGACAAGCGCGGTCGATTACCAGGCGCAAACCCTGGACATTAACCAGAAAATCCTGATCGAACTCCAGAAGTTGAATGTTAAAACCTTGCCTGAAGTTCCCGATACAAACTTCACAATCAACAATTCAATTAACGGAATCTATACCGTCTAAAACTTTATGGCCCGAATCATTACCAAAGGCAGCGTTAACAACCTGGAACTACAGCCTGATTGGACTATCGAAGGCGATGGTTACGGGCTGCTTACTTCGCGCCTAACATTCCGCTGCGCAGCCGATAGCGCCGCGACTAAAGCGCCGAAGACAGGCGAAGCCCACCCGAAAGACGGCAGGCTAAAATGCCACCGTTCAACCTATACAATTATTAAGGGAGAGTTTGCCCAGATCGTTTCCGAATATGTAGGGATTGAAACGGGCGATCGAACGAAGATTCAGATTAAGGGCGATGTAGTTACGGGAACGCAGCCAATCCAGGCGCATAAGGATTTCGTTAAAATCCTGAAGCCAAAGGGTTGGGATACCGCTACGCAATCGTTCCCAGAAACGAAGGCCTTGGCTGTTTCAAATGCCCTGGTCGGAATCAAATCATTCCTGACCGCTGACAGCCAGATTACGGCAACCTTCTATTGCTCCAATAAATCCGAAGTTCAGGCTGGGGTTGATATGGTAGGTAGCACCTTCCAGAAAATGACGGGCCTAGAAGATGTAGTTCTGCCAGCAGGCTATAAAAAGTTAAGCACCTTTCACGATCGCTTTGCTATGCTTACGGGCTTGAGTTATGAGAAATACGCGCACCTTTATAAAATCAATTTCACAATCAGGTTAAGCCCTGGCGGTTATCACAACCTGGTTTATCCCCGTCATAACTGACGCGCGCGTTTATGCTTCAATCTGGCGTTGGCTATTCGTTCAGTAATTCTTCGGGCGGTTCTTCGCTTACGATCGACACGATCACGCGCTATAAGGAAACGCTACCGTTCTTCGTTTATGAAGATTCCGATGCCAGCGGTAATACGGTTTTCCGAATCAATGCGGGAACTTTCAACAATGTATTCCCTACCGTTAACGGCGCTACGGTCGGCGATGCCGCTGCCTACCTGGCCGCGCCTACCGCGACAAGCCTGGTTGTCCTGACCGTTCCCGCTACGGGCGGCGCTAACCCAGCCTGGCCCGCAGGAACGCCTACGATCGCGCTGCTGGCTGGGACAACCGTTCCAGGCTTCGGGCCTACCGTTGCGCGGCTGGCCCTGGCGAAGATCACGGTAACGACCGAAGCGGGCAGCGGCGTTAAAACCTATGCCGTTTCAAACCTAGTCAGCGGCAGCCTATGGGGTGAGCGCTTTGAATGCGGCGAAGAACTTGAATATTGGTTTAGCCGAATCTAATGAGCGTTCCCCATCGCATCGGCGCTTGCTTCTGCATTCTAGGCCAAGAAAACGCGCCAAAGAATAAGCGCGATCCCGTTCACCGTTTCAACCCTACCAACAAAGCCGATGCCGATAAAGGCCTGGCTAACGAAGGCGATGAAACCCCAGCGCGCGAAGGCTACGGCGGCGGCGCTAATTCTTATTTCGCGGCCTACCCTACCTATCTTATCACGAAGGCCAAGGGAACGAACCTGGGCAGCGCGACCGCAGCGCAACTGCCCGCTATCGAAATCACGCTGCAACCTTACCGCAATTTCTGGTCGTGCAATGTCATTGACGAACGAACCGAAATAACGGGTTACCTTGCAGCCGATCCCTTAAACCTTACCGATCCAACCGACCTTTATAATAATACGGCTGGCGCTGGTAAGGGGGAGTTTATAACCCAGAATTGGACAGTTTTTTTTGATGATGTTCCGCCAGCCTATTGCGACACAACCGAAGAAGAATTAGTTACCGACCCTAAAACGATTATCAGGCCGCTTGATTCCCAGGAAAACGATACAGTTTATTTCGATGATCTGAAGTTTTACCCAACCGATGAGTTCGCGCCCTGGCGGCATAACTATCTTCAGGGAAGCATTACGCAGGGCGCAATTCTTTGTTCAATGTCGGCTTATAATATTCATTGCGATATGCTGGGCGTTAATGCTTACGGCCAGGATGGGCCTTTCGGTTATTA